TTCTATGCCTAACATCAAGGTTTATAGCAAAGAACTCTACTCTTGTATCTGCTATGCCTGATGGTTTACCATCTCTCTCATACTCCAGCCATATATAACCTCTTTGCAATGCTTTTAGGTCTGTTATGACCATTATCTTAGTATTCTTAGCAAATAGTCTTAGTGCGTTATATGTACCATCCTCATATTTTGCTAGGTCTATCTCGAACTTTCTTTTGTTTCGGTAGTTGCTCGGATTCGGTCTTTCCATCGTATTTGTGTATTATGTTACTTACTTTGTCTAAAGCATCCATTAGGTCTGCTTCATTAGCTTGTCTAGTCATCTTTATTTTAATGACTGCATCTCTCATTAAGATGTATTGCTCTTCCATGTTATTTGTTTTGGTTATATGTTTCTTTGTAGTATTTCTCAGGCTCAAAGCAATATGTTACATCATCATCATAAGAAACATGCTGTATTAGTTGCATTTTTTTACCAAAGCTAATCATCTGCTCTTTTTCTTTTTCAAGTAAAAAAATATCTATTTGATAAATAATTGAACTAAAAATTGATTTTTGTTCATCAGTTATATCAAACATTTTGCAATTTTCTAAAATATCCCTTAATTCTTGCATTGCTGTTTTCATAATTATTGGTTGTGGTTTTGTATGGTTATGGTTTCTCCTATAAATCTTAAAGGAATATTTGTTGTGATGCCATGTCTGTTCTTCTCTACCTTACATATAACAAGTCCATTAGGATGGTATTCTTTACCCTTAATTTCTACCGACTCTTGCATCTCATAGTATTCAGGTCTCATAAGCATGATTACTATATCAGCATCTTGTTCGATTGATCCTGATTCTCTAAGGTCAGAAAGCTGAGGTATCTTATCAGCCCTTTCCTCAACTCTTCTACTTAACTGAGACAAAGCAATAATCGGAACGCCTAACTCTTTAGCTAACGCCTTAATGTTCCTACTTATTGTGCTAACTTCCTGTTCTCTATTTTGGTTAGACTTACCTTGACCTGACATAAGCTGTAAATAGTCTATAAAAATCACCTTAATCCCATATTTTTGCTTTAAAATGGTAGCTTTAGCCCTTAATTGACTGATATTTAATCCACCAGTATCGTCTATATAGATAGGTGCCTGAATGATCTGGTCATCAGCCTTCATAACTACCTCTTTTTCGTAGTCATTCAAAATATTCATTCTAAGGCGTTTTAAGGGCACTTGTGAGCTGATTGACTCTAACCTTTCAACTAGCTGTTCTGAGCTCATTTCTAGGCTAAAAATAGCCGTAGAAACGCTTTTAACGATAGCTAAGTGATAAACCGAAGAAAGCATGAAGGCTGTCTTACCTGCACCTGGTCTAGCAGCTACCACAACCATGTCAGGAGCACACCATCCGCCAATGGTAGAGTTTAGCTCAGAAAATCCAGTATCAAACCCTAATAACTCACCTTTATTAGCCATGTCACGCTTAGTGATTACTTGCATAACTATTTGGTCTATAGTCTGTTCATATATATTCCCAAACTCTTGTAAACCTAAAAGTTTACTAATTAGTGAACTTATTGAGTCAAGTGATTCAGTATCAGGATGTAAGAACTCACTAGATTTTTGAATAAGGGTTAAATACGCCTGACGCTTCTTATACAACTCAACTACCATCTCAATGTGCGTATTAAGGTGGTTAGTGTGTACAATATTGTCTGTAAGCTTAGATAGGTAGTAAGCACCACCAACCTCATCCATAGCTTTATCACCTTGTAATTTTTGAGCTATAGTAGTGATGTCTATGGCAATATGCTTATCAAACATGGATTTTATAGTAGAAAATATCTTCTTATGTTTAAGGTCATAGAAAACATCTTCGGTAAGCAATCCTATTACCAATGGCAAGGCATTCTTATCTATTAATAATGATCCAAGTATATTCTTTTCTAGTTCGGTATTTTTAGGTAGGTTAGTAGCTTCTATCACTTGAGTTTGATTTTAGGTGTTTCTTGATTTATTGGCTGAAAGTTTTTTGAGTTCTTTACCCATGTAGCTATTCTTCTACTAATGTCAAAGAATTTTTGATCCTGAAATCTCATTTTACCTTTATCATTAGCTTCAGTCCAGTAACTAATGAATGATTCATATTGATTACCTAGTTTATCTTTAAACTCATATACTCTATTCACAAAAGATTCTTTATGACTATATAACTTATTAGTACTATTACTAATTGTATTATTAACTAATGTATTATTATCTTGAGCATTTTCCGAATACCCCTCTTCGGTTTTCCGAATACCCCCTTCGAATTTCCGAATAGGTATAACCATAGTAATTTCTCTTCTTTTAACCTGCTTGCCTTCGTAAATTAAAAAGGTAGTGATATAGCCCTTACTAACTAACTGACCGATTAAATCACTAATTCTTGATTTACTCAACTGAAAAAACTTTGCGAAATAATCGTTTGATGCAAAGCATCCTTTTTCTGCATCTAAGCTATCAATCTCTACTAACAAAAGTTTTTCCATCCATGTTAGGTTTTCATCAAGCCAGATGTCTTTGGGAATCCAAACTCCCTTAAAATCTCTATTCATAAAATAAAAGAGCCCTATCATTTCCCCCCTACGTTGCAGATAGGGGTTCAAGTCAAGGGCAATAAGTTCTAAATGAGTCTGCAACACTCACTACAAAGTTAAACTATTTCTTAATCCTAAAAACTATAGGCCTTTCTTCGTAGCTAAACTTCTTCTTAGCTACAGGATTTAAACCATCTCTTATTGACTTAGGATTGATTCCTGTTTTCCTACTCGCTGCCGCTATAGATTGAAACCATATTTCCGTTTTATCGTCAGTAAATATCATGCGTACTTTAATGTTGTTTTCAAATCCATTAGGCTCTAGTTCTAAACCCATTATATAATCGTTTTAATTCAAAGTAAATGTTAGCTGTAACAAACAAAACACAAGCTAATGGTACACTTATAAAAAAGAATTTAAGAAATTGTAATGCTTTCATAATTAGTCTTTTGTGTCTTGTTTATTGTATATAGCATAAGTCATGAATAAAATAGCTTCTAAAGTTTCTCCTTTTATAACAAAATAAAGTGAAACTGTAGCACAAACTACTGAAACTATAAATGCAAAGTTTTTTATCATAAAGTAAAATTAAGCCCCCATGATTCGACATAACTAACACCACTAAGTTAATAATAAATGTAGGGGGCTATAAGTTTAATAAGATTGATTTCTTCTAAATGTATTCATCATGTTTACGATGCCTTGATCTAACTTATAAGAATCATCCATAAGGCTTTTAACCTTTCTTTCAGCTTCTAAGTATGAGTCTAATTGCTCTTCAAGTTTTTTGACCTTATCTCTAAGCATCTCATTCTCTAGTTCAAGTGTGTCGGTGTATGTGCCTAAACGCATAGTTATTGATTTTTATTTAATAATGCTATTGAACGAATTAAATCATCTTGAATCTTGTATAGATTTTCTAATCTTTCATCATTTGCATCTATTATTTCTTTATGTTCTTTATTTTTGTTTTCAAGATAATTTATATCCGATTTAACTTCTCTTAACTTTTCATCTAAAAATGATTGAGAATTTGGTAAAGCCATAATTATTTCTTTAAGCTGATTTTAAATGTGGTTGTGCTATACTTAGGTGCAGGATAAATCATCTCACCAGTTTCAGGATCAACCAATGGCTCTTTAATTGCTTTAAGCAAAGCTTCTCTTTCCTTTAGCTTGTACTTAACTGCTTCAACTTCTTGGTTAAGTTTTTGCCATGTATAATCACCATCATAAGCATACTTTACGCCTGATTCCATCTTAGCTAATTCTGCTCCTAAGACTTCAGCTTTGCCTTGTGGGTACTTGTCTAACTCAGCGATAACATCTTCCTTTAATTCGGCTCTAATGCCATCTAAAAGTTGTTGTAAAGCTTCAGACTTAACTAGCATTTCTAATGGAGACTCACCAGACTCTCTAAAGTGAGCAACGATAGTTTGCTTTAATAGTTCTATATTGAATTTAGTAGGCTCAATGCTACTAAGTTCTACTTTTGGTAATAATTCTAAACTCATGTTTTTATTTTTTGGTTAAATTATCTTTTTTGGCTTTTAATACTGACATTAAAGTTTCGTCTGCATCGAATGCTTGTTTGTATCCATAGTATAAGTCTGTTAATTGCTTTAGCTTAGTGCACTTAGCAACCTCCATCATTATTTCTTCTTTACTTGGTCCATCTTCTACAATCTCAGCTACTACTTCAACTACAGGCTTAGAAGGTTTTTTTGGCTCTTCTACTGCAAAGTCCATCTCTTCAGCAGGAGTAGCTTCGAATCCAGCAGCTTTCATTAACCATGCAAGTAAGTTCCTATATGCCTTTCCAATAGCACGAGTTTGAGCCATAGAGAGAATAGCATATTCGTCAAAATACCTTTTAGTTTTCTCGGCATTGGAACATAACGCAATACCAGTAGCAAC